AAAGATAATATTGTAGTTGCATTTAGAGGCACTGAGCCTACAGAATTTTCAGATGTAAAAGCTGATCTACTAGCATTTAAAAGAAAATCAAAGACTGAAGGCAAAGTACATATGGGCTTCAAACTAGAATTGAGAAAATTATGGTCTGACATTGAAGCACTGCTCCAAAAGAGCAAAGGTAAGAAATTATGGATAACTGGGCATTCACTTGGCGGTGCTATGGCAACGTTATGTGCATCTAGATTGGAAGAAAAAAATCCCATACTATTTACATATGGATCACCTAGAGTTGGCGGCAAAGAATTTTGTGCCAATATGGATGTAGAACATTATAGATTTCAAAATAATAATGATGTTGTTCCTTCTGTACCTTTTGCCCTTATAGGTTATAGGCATCATGGAACATTAAGATATATTAATCACTATGGAAATATTCGCAATTTAACTTTATGGCAAAAAGTCAAGGATTGGTTTAGAGGTCATAGGGCAGCACTGAAAAAGTTTCAATTGTTCGATGGAATATATGATCATAGCATAGGCGAATACTCAGATAAGTTAAAGAAATTAAAATGATAGACTACTTGTGGATATATACTAGCATCGCTGGTGCGCTTCTTGGAGCAGCATGTTTAGCTTATGTGAGAGATACTAGAATAGGACTATGGGGCTATTCCAAGTTCGACCAGTTGTGTGACTGGTTAAGAGACAAGTACGGTTTGACTTGGTTCGATCAAGAACCTGATGCTTGGAAAAAAGTCAATCCAAAAATAGCTAAAAAAATTAGCGAATTAGAAAAAAGAATCATTGACCTTGAGACAAAAGTATAGTATAATCAATGACATATTAAAGGAGATATATTATGCTGACTAAAAAAGAAATGGTAGATCAACTTCACGAAGGTATCTACAACGTCACATTTACAAAAGTAAATGGCGATAATCGTGTAATGCCTTGCACACTAATGCAAGAGCATATGCCACCTCAAGATTCAACTGCAAAAACTGTAGCAGATGATTTGGATCGTATTTCTGTCTGGTGCACAGATGCTAATGGTTGGAGAGCATTCAAACCGTCAACCGTAACTTCATTTGAAAGACTATCATGATTTTAATTAACATGTATCTTGTTAGTTTTCTTATAACATTGGGTATGTGTCTATCGTATTATTACGGTAGGCGCACCATTCGATTGGGTATGAAAGAAGAATTTAAATCAATGCATGAAGAAACTGTTGCAGAAGCAATTGAGAAAACCGTAGATAAACTATGTAATGAAGGATATGTATATTTTACCGAAGATGATGATGGTGAAATAGAACTAATCAAAATTGAAGAATATAAAGGTTGACAATTGTTTCAAACTATGCTAAGGTATAGTATACACAACAGAAAGCGATTCGCATGGCACGTAAGAAGAAAACTTTTGCCCGCAAAGCTAAAACAGGGTTTGCGGCTGCACCTACAGACTCGTTTCGTAATTTCAATGATTACGTTAGAGTTGATCTAGATAAGAAAGAACTTATATCCAAGATCAAGGGTTATCTAAAAGTTGAATTGTCAAAAGAAGATTATAGAATAGCATCAGATGTTCCAGATTGGGCATTTGTTTCTGTTCCCCTTTTAGCATCAACTATTGCTTGGAAAGAAGCTGGTAGAGAATTTCCTTCTTACTGGAATGCAGATAAAGTTTTTGAAAAACACATTGCTGAATTGCTAAAAAGAGGCAAAACAAGACAAGCTGAGAAAGCTGCCGAACCTACTGAAGGTGTAGTAGTTCGTAAAAGTATTCAAGAAATCGTTAAGGAACGCACTAGCGATTTTATTGGTGATATCGAAAGTGTTATTGATTCTTGGGATAGTATGATTGACGATAAATCATATTCTGTATTTGATGAATTGAAAAAAATTGATGCACCATATAATACAGCTAAATCAGTATCAGAGTATTACAAGCCTAAAGTTGAAGAAATGCGAGAATTAATTGAAGATAAGCCTGAAGATTTGTTAGAGGCATACGCACATATGCCAGTCAGATCAAGAAAGCATTATATGCAATTTTTAATACAAATAGTTTCTGATGCTGAAAAATATATGACTGCTAAAAAAGCTACTCGGAAATCTCGTACACCAAAAGTTAAGACTGCAGATAAGCAGGTCGAGAAAGTGCAATTCTTAAAAGATTCAAATGAATTTAAAATTGCATCTATTGATCCATCTAATATTATCGGAGCAATGCGAGTCTTTCTATTCAATGTAAAATATAAATCCCTTACAGAATTAGTATGCCAACAGCGTGGTGGCTTTACTGTTAAAGGTACTACATTACAAGGCATTGATGTTGATCAATCACGCTCCACAAAGCTTAGGAAAGCGGAGGTGTTCTTACCAATAGTACTCAAGAGTACTCCTAAGCAACTTAATAAAGAGTGGGCAAAGCTTACTACTAAAACAAATGGTGCGAATGGTCGTATCAATAAAGACACTATAATTTTAAGGGCAATGAATAAATGATAGAAAAAGATTTTATGAATAGAGCTAAATTCAGTAAAATGATAGAGGTAGAAGTTAGAGAAAAAAAGCTAACTTGGATAGATGCGGTTGTTGAAGTTTGTGGAATGACAAACATGGAACCAGAAGATGTAAAGAAATTTATATCGCCAGTAATAAAAGAAAAGATTGAAGCCGAAGCAATGAAGCTAAATTATTTACCTAAACAAAACGAATTGGTATTTGAAGATGATAAGGTGGTATGATTACATAGCGGTAGCTTTAATGGCAATGTTTATATTTCCAGCGGTAATAGCGATATTACCTCCAATAATTAATTTAAATGCTATTTTACCTTTAGGCGCTTCTTGGTATATGTGGACAATCTACTGCGATAAAAGACAGAGTATGGAAAATGTCAGATAAAGAAATAGATGAATTCATTAAAATGTTTAAAGGAGTAATGCCAGACCCAGACAACTACCCAAAAACTTTCGATTACTATTATAACTTATACAAGCATATAAAGGAAAAATAAATGTTTGAACTAATCATGATTACAATGCTCTTTCTAAATGATAATGAGGAGTTTTTTGCGGCAGGTCCCGCAAATCGTGCAGCAGGCACTACTTGGGAATATGTAGGAACACAACCCGTTCCTAACGGTCACGTTGCAATTCCATCAGTAAATCCAGACACTGGTGAAGAAACGATTATTTTTCAAAGAAAATAATTTGATAAATAACTTGACACACACCACACAAAATGATATAATACAGCTATACAAAAAAATACTACAGCAATATTTCAGCACATATAGGAGAATAAAAATATGTCTTTTGCAAACCTAAAACGCAATCGTAATACGATTGAAAAACTTACTGCAGCCGCACAAGCAACTGCAACAACTTCAAAATCATATGTTGATGAAAGAATGTGGAAACCCACTGTTGATAAACAGAACAATGGGTATGCAGTCATTCGTTTTCTACCAGCCAATGAGGGTTCTGATCTTCCTTGGGTAAAATATTGGGATCATGCTTTTAAAGGTCCAACTGGTAAATGGTATATCGAAAAGTCTTTGACTTCTATCGATCAATCTGATCCTGTTGGTGAATTTAATAGTAAACTTTGGAATTCTGGCATTGAGTCTGATAAAGAGACAGCCAGACGCCAGAAACGTAGATTACATCATGTATCTAATATCATGGTAGTATCTGATCCTGGTAACCCTGCTAATGAAGGCAAAACCTTTATGTTTCAGTATGGTAAAAAAATCTTTGATAAAATCATGGATGCTATGCAACCAGAATTTGCTGATGAAACACCAATGAACCCATTTGATTTCTGGGAAGGTGCTGACTTCAAATTGAAGATTCGTGATGTTGAAGGTTATCGTAATTACGATAAATCTGAGTTTTCATCTCCAAAGCCTATGTCAGAAGATGATGAAAAGCTTGAAACGATTTACAACAATCTCTATGATTTGCGTGAATTTGTTGATCCTACAAAATACAAATCATATGCAGAACTAGAAACTAAAATGCATAGTGTATTAGGACATACAACACCTGCACCTACTATGCATCAACAGCAACAATTAGGTGAAGAGACACCGCCTGCTATGGAAAGGGCTACTGCACCAGTAGCATTTGATACTGTTGCGACCGCTGCCGCTGCAGATA